GTACTCGCCACCAAAGTTTTCATATGTTAAGAATTCGGTATTATAATTGGTAATCTCAAACGTACCAATATATTCACCATCATAGGTACCAATGTACTCGCCACCAAAGACTTCGTATGTTAAGAATTCGGTATTATAATTAGTAATCTCAAACGTACCAATGTATTCACCATCGTAAGCTTCAAACTCGGTTAAATAATCACCGATATACACTCCAGAATAAAATTCAAAATCGTCTCTTTCGTAACCGCCAATATAATCTGTTTGATAATCACCACTATAGTCTACGTTATATGTAGCAACATATTCAGCTGGAGACCCATCATAATCAGCATTATAATTTTCAATGTCAATAATACCTTCATATTCGGCTTGATATAATTCACGATCCGGTTCATATCCATCAAAGGCTTCGAAATCAATTGCACCATATTCTTGAAGATATTCAACAGAATATTCGTTCAAATAACCTGTTTCATATAGTCCCTCATAATCTGTAGAATAGTTTCCAGTATATTGAAGTTGAAATGCTGTTTCATACTCTGTAGAATATGTCGATTCATATTCAGTTTCATATTCTACAAGATATGTTCCTTCATAATCTCCTTCATATATGGTATCACCAATATATGTTGAATCATACGTTCTTTCATAGTCAACAAATCCAGTGTACCCTTCATCCGCTCTAAATGTTAAACGAGTATCAATTGCAACGCCTCTAGCGACCCATGTGCCAGCATCCGTAGGTGCGCCTTGTTCACTAGACCTCAATTGATATGTGCCAACGCCAGATTCCATAATAATTCTTTTAGCTCTTTCCCCGAAGGTAAAATCTATCTGTTCATCATTCATCGCTTGAAGACCATCAAAGCGATTGTTAGGTCCAGCACGCCTAACTACTAAAGGATTTGTTCGGACTGGAATTGTTTCGTATTCTGTTCTCAACCATATAGAATATGCGGTCGAACTTCCATCATATCTTGTATCAATAAAAACATTTTCTAAATAAATTTGCCAATCATCACCAGGCGAATCTGCTGACAAGCGATATGTCCCAGGCAATTCGTCTTCCATCATATTGTTTAGGACGCCCACAGTCATGTTGTCCAATTCTACATTATTACTTTCTTTCAACCCTCTACGGTAAACATCGTAATAAATGGGATATCTTTTATTTTCACCGTCCTCTAACGGTGTCACCATATTTTCTTGATAAATTGAAGTTTGTATTTCAGATAATCCCGGCGAATCAGATCTTTCGACTCTAATAAAAGAAGAGTAAATATCGGTTGATGTTGGTTGCACATTGTTTGAATCTAAAGCTGATGAACTAATAGAAACCAACATGTAACCAATATTAGTAAATGATAGTGTATACGTTACTGAATATTGTTGTGGCGTTAATCCAGTTGAAAAATTTTCCCAAGAAACTGATAGATCATCAATTGTTGTAGCTGTAGGAGAAGTGACAATCGAATCTATATTATAATTAGAAGCCGAAGCGTTAAACGAAATTGATGATTGTATTTCATCAAATCTATTTTGAGTCTCAGAACAATCAACCGTAACGGTTATTTCGACAGTATCGTCAGTATAAACTAATGACGGTAGTGTAACAGGATTCACATAACTAAATTTATTAACATCATCTGAGGAATTAGCTTTACCGTAATATGTTCGTGAACGTGTTCTCGGAAATTCACTAGGAACGTCAGGATTATAGATTGTGTCTACATAAGTACCAACGTTGACGGTGGTTGCTGTAGGTGTAATGGTTAGCGTTGAAGGATCTCCTTCGACCATATTGGTAAGATATTTTCCCGTCCTATAGGCAAGATATTGCCGTTCAGGTTTAGAGAATTGCTTAATTGCACCCGTATTGGTAGCATCATTGGCAAATTTAAATGGTCTAAGAGACATTATTAAAACTTATAATCAGTGTATGGTTTATTTATATAAGTTTTTTGCTATGGAATTTAGAACCTCTTTAATTTCAGATATATCAGATTCAAGAGAACTCAATCTACTGTCAAACGTTCTTTGAATTTGTTCTTGGGTCAGCTTTTCTTTTTTCAGTCTTCGAGCTCGTTCGATTTTTTCAAAATCAACGGACAAAATCGCGTTGTTATCTGGATCACGAACTAAGCCCGGATGACCTGAAACTTCAAGATATTCTTTCATAATTATACGGCATGTATCCTTGTCAAAATACCACCGTTGCCCAATTGGATAGAAGGTCCTTTACCTTGACCCCGCATTACAAACTTGGTCTGTGATTGCATAAATGGATCTAAACTCCCGTTCTTTCCTCCAGGCAACCACTGCGCTTGAACCGTACCCGATGTAGAATTGGGAATAGGATTAACCGGCGGTTGATATCTCCAAGGAACCTCTGAAATATTCTGATCTGCAGCTGCAGTTCTGTAGTAAAAATCAATGTTTGCATTAGGTGGTACAGTAACTTCGGCTCTAACATCCATCGAAACCCCAGGCACTTCAAGAGTTATAGGAGTTGTGATATGTTTAGGACCATCTGTACCACCAGAAGGCGATGTTTCTGCAACCGGATGAAGGCTTGGTGTTTGATTCCCATCAAAAATACATTCACCTGCGACTGTTAAAGAACATCTAGAAAGATCTAAGATTGGAGACACATAATCGTTAGAAGATTTAAAATCTATTTTCATATAAACAGATTCTGTATCACCAGCAGTTGTTGATCCTAAATGACTCGTGTTATCAACCACACTGCTATTATAGACTGCTCTGGGTTTATCAAATTCTGTGTTCTGATCTGGTGTTATCTTTTCAAATTTCGCATTGATGATTGCTCCACCCAAACCATTAGGCAAAAACCTTTCTGACGTTGGTTGAGAAACATGTACTCCAGAAATAAACTTCGCAGAATAGTCTAGTGAAGTAAAGTTTGGAATAATACTTTCCATGTTTGGATTTACCACATCAAATACCAAGTTTCTAGAAGACAGACATTGATCGCCACCCCCACTAACAGATTCAGTTGCTGTAGTACCAATTACAAATTGATAACCATCTGCATCTATGGCATCCACAATATGTGTAGTGTTTAATGTTGCCGCAGTAATATTACTGACATCTTCACAATTAGCAAGTTGTACAGTATCTCCAACAGCCAAACCATGACATGGAGCTTTAACATAAACACTAGTAGTTCCGTTTAATCTTATTGGATTGGGTTCTAATTGTTTTGCGGGTAAAGGTGCGTTTTTCAAGAATAAACTACCGCCCGAAATATTAAACTGTGCACGAGCCAAACGCATCATTAAATCTTGGTTTTTACTTTCTAACCAGACAACACCATTTTGAGGTAAGAATAAACTCCCAGAACCGGCCTGAGTACTAATACTTTTACCAGAGTTGCCTAACACATAATCCTTGGTCTTTGCCGAGAATATTTCATAATCTTCAGAAGGTGAAGTAATTACCACAGCATAACTTGTCCAAGGTTGTAAGAATACAGGTTCATCAAAAACAAACTCAGTTTCATAATCGCTTTTAATTTTAGACATAGTAAACACGTCATTGAGACTTGCGACATTTACTTCAGTTGCATTTTTGAAAACATGACTATCTGGAACAATATCAGTGTTGGAAGGTTTACCATTAATAACCGGCCTTAAATGTATCGATACTGGTAAATCATCTTGCGACTTACTCTTAAAGAATAATGATATCTTAGTCAACACAACACCAAATTGATTGTCGACATAAAATGTTTGTGCAAGCGGGTTTTGTGGTAAAGCGTTCGGTGCACTATAGTTATTAGAGTACTGATTGTTGTTAACATTAATGTAATCTGATAACACTTGTGACATTTCACCATTAGCGTCAAGAGTTGTTAATTGTCCCGAAGTTAATGGTTCGGTTATTGGACTATACTTACCCGCTAGTTGAGCATTAATTATACCTATCGAAGCATTTTGAGCATCCAAAGAATTTTTTAAATCTCGTGGAGAATATGCAGAAGGAAAACTTGAAAACCCTAATCCCAAAGGTAATGTGGTCTGATACCCCCGTGTAGTTAACATATGATTTGTTTTGTTGTTTAATGCACCAACAACGCTATAGTAAGCAAAAGCCTTACTGTTCGCTTTAGACCAATCATTCTCATTGATATCCAAAAGTTTAAATTCTCGAATACCAGCCCTAAATCTTAGATAAGAATTACGTAATCTCCTCGATTGAAATTTCTTTGGAAGATAGTAAACTGGTTTTAAGTTAGGAATAAAAAATGATCCTATACATTCACCCTGAGAATTTGAAATTAACTCCTCAGTACCTTCTGGATGTTGTGTCAAAGAATTGTATGTGTTCTGATTACCAAGATCATCATTTCTATCAGAGAACGCTACGAAAGAAGTTTCTGATTTACACCACGCTGATACATCAACACCATCAAAGAATGGGGTAAATTTAGTATTAGGTGTTAATCCTTTGGCATGGAAAAAGATTTTTCTAGATCTTATCCAAGGAATCAATGCAACATCTACAAAACGATTGCCGATTCTCATTCTTAATGAGTCTCTCGCAACCACTCTACGAACATAACCACGATTAGACCGATTGTTAAAACGTGTGGAATTATATGAGTCGCTTATTTTTTTGGCAAGTCTTCTTCGAATTCCATTAGAAACGAATCCAGATTTTGTATCATCACTGATCCACAAATCTTCATCATTTCGTCCTTTCCAGTTCCATTGCCAGCTGTTCCATAAGAAAGCTTGTTTGGTGTCTAGTTTAGAAGTTCCGACAACGGCTTTGATTGCTTCTTCTTTAGATTCTTTCCATTCATCAGTGGAAGGTGAAAGTTTAATAACACCCACATTATCAACCATACCGTAAGGATTTACCTTAATAGATCTAGATGCCAAATTTTGGAATTTCCATTCAGCAGAATCATAACCCAAATAAACATTATCGCCTTTTTTAACTACATTACTATTGCCATAATTAACACCGGACAGGGTTTCAATAACCAAACGAATATTGTCTTCATCAACCATAGGTCTGATCAATTGATTTTCAGGATCCAAAGATGCAGAATAGTCACCATCTTCCGTCGCCGATCCAGTTTGATCTTCTCCATTATCTACTACGATACCAGAGTCTGGTCGTTCTAATCCTGCACTGTCTAGACTGGGTGTGTGGAAAGCTCTCAATTCTGCAATGTTAAGTTCTGTATATTCTTTAAGATTTTCTATTTTGTCATCCAGTTTTGCAATGTCTGCCATAGTATACAGTTTATGTTCGATGGGTTTGATTTGTACATCATTTTCATCGATAGTATTTGCATTCATCAATACCTGATAAAGTTCTAGTGCATTATCCGGAGTTTTTTTGAGTTGAGGATCTCTTGATTGTTGCCCCATCAAAACTTGTAAGTCACCTTCTTGTGTAATAAGAACTTTATCTGCCCTTGGAAGATGGTATGTAACGTCAGCACTAATTGAAGTGCCAGAGGCTGGTAAAAAGGAAATATTTGAAAAGTTTCCGGCCGCATCTTTATCAGGTCTAAAATCTAAATAGTTACGCAGACTGATTACAGAACCATCTTGTAACACATGATTCGGAATGTTACCATAGGTTGAGGCGGAATAATTTTGTGGTGAATAGAACGCACCGCCAGTGCCGCCTCGAGCCCAATATGTAAATTCAACATAAACACGAGTAGGATCGGTTTCTCCACCCTTCAATATTAGTTTACCGTTTTGGTAATAGTTGTCTCTTTGACCATCGTCAAGAATAAACCTTTCAGAACAGTCTGGTCCAGTGGTAACATCCGGGCCAGCGCCAACAACCTTAACAACTTCAACTTGAGACACATCGGGAAGACCCAAATCTACTTCTCCTGCTACCACATCAAAGTATCCGGAAAAGCTTGTTAAACTTTTACTTTTCTGAGTAGCTGAAGAATTTTTAACATAGTGTATGATCTGGTACGCTTCACCATCGGCAATTAAAGGATCTGATATGGTTACCGCGTTTGTCCCAATGCCAGTGACAGTAGTTGGTATGAATGCCGGTCCGTTTGCTCCGGTTATCTCAACAATTATCCATTGGGAAGAATTTTCATATGTTTCACCTCCAGGCAAATTATCGAGAGTGATTGTGTTGCCAGTAACTTCTGCAATTTTGGTAACAGATTTTTGTGTAGTAATGATTATGTCACTAAAACTACTTGGTCTAGGTCTAGAAGTCTGGAATAACAGATCATTATCTGTTGAACCAAATAATTGTGCCGAAGTACCATTTGTGTTTAATAGTTGTGTGTCACCAGCGCCAAATTGAGTAATACTCTTAGCCGTGTTGAAATTTTCATTTGGATTAATTTCAATGTCAAATAAGTACATTTTCAACTGAGAACCAGACGGTTCAACGCCCCGAATTCTACAGGTCCCTATGACATTAGAACCTATAGTGTCCGAACAAATATTAACCTGAGAATAATCAAATGTTGGGAGCGCTGTAGTACTGTCAATTAAAACATAGTTTCCATACGTGACAGGAATAACGTCATTATTGACCAATTCACCGTCTCCAATAGAACGAGGAACGATAAGTTTTGTAGGAGATGGGTTTTCTACACGATAACCATTGACATATGCAGTACCTTCTGATATAGTCAAGCTTAAATTTTCAGCATCCGCTGAATCAAACCCGATTGTAAACGGATTTACAATGTAGTCACCGGATTCTTCTTCTGTTCTTAGTGCAAGAACATCATTAATTTTATTATATGAATCTAAAACATCTACAGTCTCAACAATTTTAGAATTTTCTATCCGAGCAAGAAATACAAAGGTATCAGTATCATTATTAGGATCTTTTTCGGTCAATTCTAATCGAATTCGATAACGATCAGCGCCCGGTGACGCAAGATTTGGACTACTTCCAGCATTATCGTACAAATCTTGGGTATCATTAACGGTAATTACTTCCTGAATTACTTTAAAACCGACAATAGTGTTGACAATTTGAGATGTTGGTGATAAAATGATTGATTGTGCGTTAGAATGCACAAATCTACCCATAACAAAAAAATCTCCCTGATCGACATCAAGTTTAACTGCTCGGCCGGTTGGAAATGGTGCTCCATTTTGACCGAACTCATGAACTGTAAGAGCAAAATTTGGACCAAGCAATTGCCCCTCGGCTGATACCGTCGGAGGTGTGCCGTTTATCGCTGTTCCACCACCATTAATATAAGTTACAAACAGGGTGTCTGGGTTTACAAGTGCTTCGGCAGGTAAAACTTGTAAAACTTTAACCTTAATATTTGTATCAGCCTCCGTGAAAACAGTGCCCACCGGAATATCTGCAAATGCACCGCCCGTAACAGTTGCTATCTGAATAAAATCATAGGAAGCGTTTATCGCAATGTTACCAAACGATACGGCTGAACCTTCTTTAAACACATTACTACCAAATCTACCCATTTCTGCATAGATTAAAGTTTGTAGTTGTGTCAATTCTCTTGCTTGAAGGGCTCTACCCGAATTAAATAAAATCTGATGATAATTATCAGCTGAATCATAATCATCTTTATATAATTGTGGTAGTGTTGAACTCGTAAATGTGCTTGCCATTTTTTATCCTAACTGAATAATAACTTTGGTGTCTTCGGTTTGTGTTGAAACTCTAGTAATTCCTAAAGTTTCGTTGCTTGTTAAATCTGTGTTTATGTTATTTATGTACAAAATATCACCTGAATATGCATCAATATCTGGATTTATAATCGCATCAACTGTTGCGGTAATTCCCGAATTGTTTACTGATACGATGGGCCCAGGTTCAAATGAGTTAAATCCAGTTTCTTCGTCCTGATAATAATAAAGGGTGTTTCCGGAATAATAAAAAACCTTACCTTTTTTTGTTCCTCCAGCAAGATCTGAGAACATCATATTGTTTTCGTTCCAATCTCCAATAACAGAAGAGACCGTAAAGCTTTTTAGTGCATTGCCTGTATTACCAACAAATGCAGACGAACTACCATATTGTTTGGGATCTTTTAGTAAGAACATCTGATTGAATTCTGAATTCGCTTGAATGGTGTTATTTTCACTCCCCACAAAATCCGCTTGAACCATTAATGATTTAGCTTTTAAAGTTTTTATGGGGTCAGCGTTAATACCATCAGGAGATCCAATTACTGGTCTTATGACTGCATCACCATCTGACAATACTACGGACGCATAGTCATAACCACTACCGTGACTAATATTACCATTGTTGTCGGAATCAATATTAATCCGCACAATTTTACCCGCATTGATATTACATGTAAAACTTGCACTAGAACCGTTACCTGTAATAGTAATTGTAGGAGCTGTAGTGTAACCAGTGCCTCCACTGTCTATAGCTAAATTTATGATCTCGCCCGGAACCGCAAGATTTTGTAAGTCTCTCTGATCGGAATCTTGAGGAATGGATAAGTTGGGAGATTGATCAACAATCGTTTTAATTGGCATCCAATCTGAGGTTAAAAAATTTGATATTGCAACATTACTTAACATTGCAACCTGTCTCCAGATGTATCCATCAGAAGTTTTAAAACTAGATGCTAACGAACCCGAAGTTGGTTCAACGGTACTTGGTCTGATGGTGCCATCCGCAACTTTGCCGGTCTGAATACAGACAAACACTTCATTGGATGAATTGACCACATAGAAATTAGTATTCAAATCAGCCTCATCATACTGACTATAACTAACACCGCTAGACCACGGTATGTGAGGAACAACAAAAGAGTTAGAGGATAAAATTTTCACACTCTGCATAGTATGTCTTAACTGAGACTGAAAATACAGAGAAGATTGATCTTCCCCAACCACAAAATTTTCGCTTCGTGCTAGACCCATATAGTATTGAACATCACTACCATCAATTTCATTCTTAAATTCATTGAGTAAGTGTCGTTTAAAATTATCTGTCACGGATGAGGTCATCTTTATTCTCTTAGTTAACTGTTCTTATTTATAAGGTGTCTGTAATAATTGCAGTACTAGTTGAAGCCGTGGCATCAAACGTTATAAGATTATTACGCACTGCATTAAGGGTAGACTGGTTTGATGGCACTGCCGTAATTTTTATATATCCATTGTTACCCGATAAAGTTCCGGTAAAATTACTTAAAGTTAATACACCCGAAACAGAATCATATTCTCCCACATTATCGAACAGGTTCGTTCCTGTCTGAACATCCACAACTTCTATAATAGAAGACTTTAATCGGTTTCTTAAAAATGCTTTTTTAGATGAGTTTGGTATGACAAAGATTGAACTATCGATAATATAGTTAACATCATCAGGAATAGCAATGCTTGTGGGAAATTTAATAGAATAACTCACAACACCGCTTTCCGGAATAAAACGATTCTGCATTACCACATCTGTTCTTGAAGACAATATAGAAGGATCTGTATCGTCTATTATGGTTAGTAGATTCGATTTCCTGAATGATTCATCAAAACCTGTCAATTCATCATTAAAATATTTTTCGGTAGCGCTAGTAACAAGTTTTTCTATGGCTGTTTGAGTAAGCCCTGTAAGATTTGGATTCCATTGAAACCTTGTTTGTAATTCTAAATATGTGCTAACAGGATCAACGAATTTCACATTAAAAGAAGCCACGGATAAATTTTTTGCAATATCAATTATAGAATTTTTTGTCTCGGTCTGAGTATCAAGATTATCTGTATTAAATAATATACTCAAAAAAACTGAACCATATTCCGGAGGAATATTATCTTCCCCACCCCACGATTGAACATCAGTAATAACATTACTAAACTTTCTTTTTACCAGAGAAGAATAATCAGCTGCTGTCACCATTCGGTTCTGAGTAGCATAAAGGTAGGGGGCATTTTTTCTAATACTTGCTATAGGTTCTTTTAATTGACCACTCATACTTCCCACAACGGTTACAACATTTAATGTCAAAGCATTGTTTGCCGCATCAAAAATTGTATTAACCGGAGTAAAGGTTCTTCCTCCATTTGCATCCGGACCGGCTACTTGATCATATAAGACTTCAATCTTATTACCAACTTTGGGAAATTTTCCTAACCGAGCGCCATTACCAAAAGTTAACTCATACTGACCATTGGGAGTTTCTTTCACCACAAAAATTGTAGAATCTTTGTTTATATTAACAACATCTTTAATAGCAGTATAAGTCGTATAGACGGTTGTACTAGTATCCGCATAAACACGAACCTGTACAGTGTCTAGATCTAAATTTGTGGTAGGAAGTACATATGTCTCATTTTCGTTTGCCGGGCCTGCGATAAAAATTTTCCTTTGTTCCACTCCTTCATATAAAGTCACATTTTGATTTTCGCCTAACTGAAAATAATATTGATTACTACCGTTATTGGTTGCTATTAAAGTATTCCTTGTCTTAAAGGTATAGGACTTATTATTAATGGTAGAAGTAAATTTAAAACCTGCTGGTAAGGTCATACTCTCAGGTACAAGACTATTCACTACGTACATATTAACCACCGCACAGGACGCTGTACGACTTCCAACACTATAACCTAAACTGCTTGCAAGATTCACAACACTACTTCTTAATTGTGCAGTACTCAGAAAAGATTCATTCAAAGCAAAATTTGCCGTCAATGCGTTATAATGTGTATTATAAGCTAGAACATCTAATATAGAAGAAAGACCACTCGCCTCAAAATTATAGTCCGAAAATTCCGGACTTTGTGCCAGAAAAATTTTCAGATTATTTTTTATAGTATCAAAATCTAAATCTGTAGATTTTATTGTTGTTGCCATCGTATCTTTTCCTGTATGTTAGTCGTCTTCGTATAGATCTTCATCATCATCAAAGATTAAATTTAAACCAGATTCGGTTCGAATTACTAATAAACTTTCTGTCAGAATATAATCTTCTATAAAAGCTGTAGTCGGAGGTGCCTTTAAGTAAGGTGGATCACATACTTCAACCGCTCCCAATACGAGTTGTAGAACATCTACTATACCCGTAGAGATAACACGAAACTCCAACAAAATCTTTATTTTGTTCAAATTTGGTTGCGAAACAATTTTTAGGTTAAGTATTTTAACCCTTGGTTCATACCTATTAATAGCGTCCTTTATACGTGAACTTAATTCTTCTCCCGTATTTTCATCAGCGGGTTCAAATAATAACCCACTTAAGTTCCCTCCATACTGAGGTCTATAAGGTTTCTCAAAAGCATTAGTTAATAACAAAGACTTTAACGCTTGTTTAACAGAAGCTGCATCAGTTTTTTTAAACACGTCTCCATCAGTTGTTGTTCTAGCGTTAAACGTTAAATCAAAATCCGAATAGGGACGAGTCATAGTCACGCGGGGACTATTCGATAAATTTCCTTCTTCGTTAGTTATTGCCATTAGAGTCGCTCTGTGTTATACTGTTTATTTATAACTAATTCGGGAGAATTTCTAACAATTCATTAACAGTTTGCAATTCTCCATTATATCGGGTCTCTATAACACCTTTATATGTAACATCATATGACTCGGGTACATTAGGAGTTTCTATAACAATCTGACAAGTCAATTCGCCATTAGGATCAAATGTATCGTAATCTAACGTAAGTTTATCATAACCAATATAGTCTTTCCAGAAAACCGCTAAATCAAAAGTTTTTACGGGGTCAGTTTTTCCCTTTCTATTAACTAACTGATAAACGACTGCTTGGCCGGTTCTTCTCAAAGCTAATATACCTGACGGTTTCTCCCCGATATAATTTCCGCTACTATCAAATTTTGGGTTGGGTTCATAAATTCCTTCACTAACAATCAAACGGTGTTGACTATATTCTATATTAGATGTTACAGTCTGTATGATATGAGAATGTAATACAAGGTTACGAGCTATTTGGTTAAAATCAGGAGCGCCATTAAAACCTTCATTATAGAGTTTTTTGAGTTGTGTTCTAGAACCCCTTGCTCCCAAAAACTTGGCCATAGTAATTCCTGGTCCGAGTTTTAATTTAGATGTAACTTCTTTACCAGTAGGATCATATTTCGGATCAATCAATATTTTCATTTTGTTACCTTAAAACGTTTACTTCTATTATCAATAGGGTTGTTTCCTAATAATTCTACACCAAATCGTATAGTACCAGTTTTATTTGCAGATCTTCCTATATTAGAAGGAAGCGTCTTGGCAAAATCTTTGTTCAGTAAATTTTCACTTACCAAGTATGATGTGAACTTGCTGTTATTAAGATTAGCGGGACTTCTTAGTTTTGATCTGATTTCATGTATATCTGGGTCAAAATTAAACAGTTCTGCATACTCATCGTTCTTCTCCATTTTTTCTCGTAACAAAGGATCTATCTCTACATTACGTACTCCATAAGAACTTGTGGCCAACATTAATTCTACTATAGGAGGTGCTGGTAATGGTGCTGTTTGAGGCAATGGGGTATATGGCATAATTCCTGGTTTGGGTGCTTTTGGTACTGGTGCTGTTCCTCCTAAGCTAACCGCAGACGCTGCCTGAACCGCGCCAACGGCGTATCCAGACATTTCCGAGAACATACTATAGTCTGCATGTAACGCCTCTGTGGCGCGTCCTACGAGCGCCCCATAGAAGGTCGCAATATTCGTTACACCGCCGGGCAAACCCCCATATGTCTTGCCATAATAATCAATCAATGGTCCCCCAATAGTTCCTTTATGTCCTATCATAGAAATATGTCTGGCGGTAATATTTGCAGTACTCGCAGCAGCTGTCCATTCATTAACTGCTGTAGTAATTAGATTACTACCAGTAATTTCTGTAGTACCAGTACTTCTATAATTCGCGCGGCCGTTGACAAGTACGTCATAACGTGTTAAAGTAGTTTCTGATATAGCTCCAATTGTCTTACTAACACGACTTCCATGAATGTCAACATTTACATCCCGAAAAACTTTCTTATTATGTCTTCCTTTAATATTCTCAATTTTATCACCGGCAATTTCTAGATTATAGTTGCCATCAACATCAACATTGAAATCTCCAGCTACCCTTAGATTAACGTCACCTTTGTAGATTAAATTCCCCTCACCCTCTACAATAACTGTGGCATCGCCACCAGTAACCGTAACACTTTGATTCTTAGATGATATTAAAACAGATCCATCTGCTCGTAATTCCATTCCCGCACCAGTGCGATGTTTTATTAACACCCTTTCTCCGCCAGGCGTATCATCTATTTCAATAACATGACCACTCTGAGTTTCTTGTACCTGATTAAACGGATATTCACTAGGTTTCTGGGGTGGTAAATCTAAATCAATACCAAGTTCGCTACCACCAAGTGCAAGATTATTCACCTTTGCGCCCACTGCAGCTTTATTCACACTACTACCAAAGAAATAATCCCGTTTAGGATATTCTCCCGTAGGATCGTTCATACCCTCTCTTGGTACTCCCTGAGTATCTTCAGCACCTTCATTTAGGTATTTTTTCCTGCCCGCAATATCATCAACTGTATTAGTCATTTGTTTTTCCAAATCTTGTTAAAACATAATCCGAAACATCAAAGCCCGGATCAACATTTAATCCCGTTTCATCTACTTCATTGTGTCCAAAAATCTTAATGCCAGGATATACATTATACAAAGTTCTACAAAAATGATCAAAAGTATTAATCTGAGATCGTGTCAAGCTTTGAGAAGATAAAAAGTTCTCCTCATTCGGTGTGCCAGTAGGTGCATTAATCCCCCCAACAAATACAAACCCAATAGTACCATTATCATTGTCAGGAGTGTGTTGACCATCCAAACTAATCGGTCTTCCCCTCTGTAACGATCCATCCCTGCGACAAACATAATGATAACCAATTCCATCTAATCCAGCTTTAAGGTGCCATTCGTTAATCTCTTCACTGCCAATATTCTTGTTCGTGTGTGTCTCAGTCCAATGCACAATAACTTTGTCGACAGTTCGAGACTTCTCAATGATCGCAATCTCAGCTTGCAGTTCTGCAGTGGATGAAATGTAAGGAAATACTGGATCATTCAACCCCTTGTTCCAATTCTTTGAATAACTCCCAATAACATATGGTTCAGAGAGAATCACAGTGTCTGGCGGTAATCTCGTCGAATTGGTGATCGTCGTGTCAATCGATTTAAGAAATCTTTGTGCCTCTTTGTACGTAAGATCTGTGTTGTCTTGAAGTAATTTGATAGCATTTGACATGTCAACGGCGTCTCCCTGCGATAATGCGATGAGATTTTCTACTTCAGCATCTGAGAGTTTGGGTGCAACGTTTTTGACCGTTTGACGGATTGTTGTCAGCGTTTTGAGAGACAGTCCCTGCACCACGCCCAATGAAGACCCTCCCGCCACTCTGTTTGAAACTATTCCTTTATATCTTTCAACGTTTATCGAATAGTCTGATCTTGTCTGTTCGGCGTTATTAACTGATGATAGTATTGTGTCACCGTCTTGAGTATTGTTTGAGAGTTCTGACAGACTGGTTTTTAGTTTGGTTGGGTTGATTTTAGTTTCAATATCTTTTGTGACAAGTTTGGCAATATCTAAGAGACCGTCTGAGTCTTGTTTACCTATAGCGAGATTAAACTCTGCTGAATCTGTATATGTAGTGAGTCCTCCTCCCACGTTGGTTTGAACGGTGGTGGTTGTAGTGGTAGGAGGATTGCCTGTTCCTCCGTCACTTACGGAAGAAATATAGGTAAT